GCGTCCGCTACGAGCAAACTTCATAAGGAGAACAAAGTGCCAACAACAGTAATTACCGGCCGCGATGTCACCTTTACGCTTGACAGTTCAACCTACGATGCTCAAGCGACATCAGCGACCTTATCTTGCGACACCATCATTGAGACTTATCAGACTCTTGATGGCCGCGCATATAAATCAGTCGATAAGCAATGGACATTTACAATTGAACTCTTGCAGGATTGGGGCGCAGCTTCATCCTTGTTCGAGGCAATGTGGGCTGATGCAGAATCAGCACCAAATACGACACTCGCCGTCAGCTTTACCGCTGTATCCGGCGCGGTCTTTGCTTTCAATGTCCTTCCAATCTTCCCAAGTGCCGGTGGCGCAGCTCCCGGAGCTTTGACAGATACTTGGACGATGACAGTAGTAGGAACACCAACCGAGACATTTAGTTAAAAGATCGGAGCATCGGGAGATGAAATTAGACATCACAATTAAATACAGCAACGGGGATGTTGAGACTTATCACGCCGGCTTACCGGAGTGGTCGAAGTGGGAACGAAAGACCGGGAAGTCGCTTTACAATATGACTGGAGTGCAGTCATATCAATTAAACGATTTCCTATTCTTAGCGCATAGCGCATATGTTCGAGCGGCTGCCGGCAAGCCGGTTAAGTCTTACGAGATATGGGAGATGACTGTCGATGAAGTAATCATCGGTGATTCCCAAGACCCAAAAGCTATCCAGCCGGAAGCCTCAACCGACTCTTAATTGAGTTGGCAATCGTTTCCGGTATCCCGATGCAATATTGGGAAACGGCGGAAGATATTTTGACGGCAATCGAGGTATTGGAGAAAAGGAATGGCCAATGAACCAATCTCCTACGACCGCGCCGAACTCAGGTCTATTGTCAAGGCTTTTAAAGCTATGGACGATGAAGCTGTTGATCAAGCTAAACAAGCGAGCAATGCGCTGGCTACATTCGCAGCCGATAAAATCAAAGCCGCAGCCTACGGACGAAATGTTGCAGCCGAAGCGGTCAGGCGCGTTGCCGAAGGTGTCCGCGTATCGAAGTCAAGCAAAATCGGAGAGTTTTCTTATGGATTTGCGGGTCAGCGTTTTAGCGGCGGTGGCACTACACAAATACTCTGGCCGGGTCTTGAATTTGGATCTAATCGTTATAAGCAATTCCCAAGACGAACACCAAAGAAAGGACGGGGCAATTCGGGATATTTCATCTATCCAACCCTTCGCCAAATTCAGCCTCAATTAGTGAGACAATGGGAAGATGCCTTTGACAAGATTCTTAAGGAGTGGGATTAATGGCTGGTAGTAGAACACTTAAACTTTCCATCCTTGCCGATGTTGATGATCTCAAGAAAAAGTTAGATACCGGCTCAAAAGAGGTTGAAGGCTTTGGCGGTAAGTTAGAAAAATTTGGAAAGGTTGCAGCTGCCGCATTTGCCGCCGCCGCAGCTGCCGCAGCCGCTTATGCGGTCAAGTTAGCGGTCGATGGCGTTAAAGCCGCAATTGAAGATGAAGCCGCACAAGAGCGTTTAGCCAACGCTTTACGCAATGTCACCAATGCGACAGATGCACAAATTGCGGCAGTTGAAGAACAGATTACAAAGATGTCATTGGCTTTCGGCGTTGCCGATGATGCTTTGCGTCCAGCCTTCCAGCGTTTAGCAACAGCAACGGGAGATCTCGGACAAGCACAAAAGGCATTGGGACTTGCGCTTGATATAAGTGCAGCAACCGGCAAAAATCTTGATGCGGTCGCAAATTCACTCGGCAAAGCATACGAAGGAAATACATCCGCGCTTGCGCGATTGGGTGTCGGTTTATCTGCCGCTGAAATTAAGTCTCTTGGCCTTGATGGCACAATGAAACAATTGGCTCAAACATTTGAAGGCGCTGCAACAAATCAAGCAAATACGCTGGCTGGACAATTGCAGCGATTAAAGATTCTATTTCTTGAAACTCAAGAATCAGTTGGTCAAAGCCTATTACCGGCGGTCAAAGACTTTATTGACTACATTACCAATCGACTTATTCCGATGCTTATTGATGCAAAGAACAAAGCCATCGATCCAATCAAAAAAGCCTTTGCGGATAACAAAGAGGAAATTCAAGCGCTTTGGAAATTTACAAAAGATTATTTAGTGCCATTATTTGAAATCACTTTAGTCCAGGCTATCAAGAATGTGGGTCAAGTAGTCGCAACAATAACTAACATAATTGGCGCGGTTATGCGCGGAATTGAAGGTTTAGTAAATAAGGCTATTGATGCAATCAATGTGATGATTCGCGCTTGGAATAAAGTGCCGGACTGGATGAAACCCGGTGGAGATATCAATGAAATCAATCGAGTTGATTTCACACCAAATTCTGATAAGAAAGTAGGCGGAGTTCAATTGCCTTTCGGCGGTGGATCAGTAATTCCAGCAACGACAACAACCGCTGCAATCCCAACAATTACTACGACCGGAAGCAATGCAGCAGCACCATCAGCGGCAACCGCAGCGGTAGCAGCCGCAGCTAAAGCCGAAGCCCCAACTGTTGCCCCAGTAATGCCGACTTTAGGCGTTGCAAGAATAGGTGGAATTGGCGGTATAACTGGCCCGGGATTATCAATGGATCCGGATATGGCAGCACCGCGAGTTCAAGTTATAGTTCAAGCCCCAAGCGTCATCGACCAGAATGGATTTACCGCAGCTGTAGTCGATGCCTTTAACCAAGTGCAAGCAAGAACCGGCGGTGGAGCTAGTCGCCTTGTCGCCTTATGACACTTTGGAATCCGGTTTATCGCGTCAAAGTTAATGGCACTACCGCTACTTCAGCGACTCTTGCTGGTCTAACAATTACTTCCGGCCGCACCGATATTTATTCACAGCCAATTGCCGGTTATTGCAATCTCACTCTTATTGAAACAAATGAATCGGCAATTTCATATGATGTTAATGATTCGGTCACAATTGAAGTGCAAGACTCTACCGGCACATATGTTACTTTATTTGGTGGCTTTATCAGCGATGTTAGTATCGTTGTGCAGACTTCGGGTTCCACAGCCACCAGTCAGCGAATTAACATAATTGCTGTTGGAGCTCTTGCCCGATTAGCCCGAGCAACATATCAAGGCAATATTGCCTCGGATCACGAAGGCGATCAGATTTACGAATTGTTAATAACTCTCTTATTAAACCAATGGAACGAAGTCGCCTCAGCCTTAACTTGGAATAACTATGACCCGACTGTTACTTGGGCAAATGCCGAAAATACGGGCTTGGGCGAAATTGATCGACCCGGAGATTATGAACTTGATTCACAAAATAGTCTTAACGATACTATTTACAACATCGCTTCGAAATTAGCGACATCTGGGGTTGGTTATCTATATGAGGATAATCAAGGTCGAATTGGTTATGCCTACTCAACTCATAGATCCGATTATTGGGCGAACAATGGCTTTGTTGAGTTGGATGGCAATCACGCGTTTGGCCCCGGGTTATCGATTACTAAGAGAGCCGGTGATGTCCGAAACCAAGTAACTATTTCCTATACAAGTTCCGGAAATTCGACCCATACCGAAGAAGATGCGACATCTATCTCAAGTTACGGCCGCTTAGCCACCACTATTGCCACCACACTAAAGAACCAACAAGATGCCGAGGATCAAGCTTTATTCTATTTAGCCCTACGCAAAGACCCTGATTATTTAATGCGCTCAATCTCATTCCCAGTCCAATCCACCGAGATTGATAATGGTGATCGAGATAGCCTTTTAGAAATCTTTATGGGTATGCCAATCCGCATAACCAACTTGCCCTTAAATATGGTTGGCGGCCAATTCGAAGGCTTTGTTGAAGGCTGGACTTGGCGAGCCGGGTATAACAATCTCCAGCTGGATTTAACTGTTTCTCCATTTGCCTTCTCAATTCAGACTTATCAATGGCAGGATGTAAACGCTGCCGAAACTTGGAATACCCTTAGCCCTACCCTAACTTGGGAAGACGCTACAATTGTCGCCTAAAGGAGCATAATGCCAACAACCACTAATTTCGGATGGACGACCCCAGCCGACACCGATTATGTTAAGGATGGCGCGCTTGCCATTCGCACACTTGCTAATGGAATTGATACATCCTTAGTTGATCTCAAGGGCGGAACCACCGGCCAGATACTTTCAAAGAATTCAAGCACCGACCTTGATTACACTTGGATAAATAACGATCAAGGTGACATAACAGCTGTTAATGCTGGAACCGGAATTAGCGTTTCGGGCGGAACTGGGCCTACCCCAACCGTTTCAATTGATTCAACCGTTGCAACTCTTACTGGTTCTCAAACTTTGACAAACAAAACAATTGCTCTTGGCGATAATACAGTTTCCGGAACTATTGCCCAATTTAATACAGCTGTTACTGATGCTGATTTTGCTACTTTGGCTGGAACAGAAACACTAACAAATAAGACTTTAACCAGCCCAAAAATTAGTTTGGCTTATAGCGCCAAAACTGATACTTACACAGTTGCAGATGGAGATCAAAATTCTCTTTTTACAATGAACGCTGCGACAGCCAAAAAATTCCAAATTCCAACGGATGCGACTTTTAATTTTGCGATTGGCACACAAATTCATTTTGCTTGGATAACTGGTGCTGGACAACCTACAATTGAGGCGGTTACTCCTGGCACAACAACCATTCTTTCAACTGGCGCAACTTCAACCGCCCCTAAATTAAGATTAGCCAACAGCGCTGCAACAGCAATTAAATTAGCTGCGAATTCTTGGTTAGTCGTAGGAGACATTTCCTAATGTCAATCCTCGGGATCATTGCTTCCCAAAATTATGTTCGCAGTTTTTTAGTCGATTATTTAGTCGTAGCTGGTGGCGGCGGTGGAGGAACAGCATTACAGGACGATTTCAATGGCGGAGGTGGAGGCGCTGGTGGATTGCGTTCTTCAATTAGTCCGACTGGCGGTGGTGGTTCGGCTGAATCCAATTTAACTGTGAATCCAAATACTTCATATTCAGTAACGGTGGGTGCTGGCGGTGCTGCTAATGAGAATGGTCAAGATTCTGTATTTTCAACAATAACTTCAACAAAAGGCGGACGCGGCGGCACTAATAAAACTAACGCTGGCGGTGGAGGAAGCGGCGGCGGTGGAACAGGTGGCAACAGTAGTAATGCACCGGGAACTGGTGCAGCTGGCACAACAAATCAAGGCTATGCCGGAGGTGATGGAAGAATGTTATTAACTTCGCCTTTCACAGCCGGAGGTGGAGGTGGAGCTGGTGCAGTTGGCGCTTCAGGTAATTCGACTGGAAATGGCGGAGCTGGTGTCAGTAATAACATTACTGGAAGTTCGGTTGGTTATGCTGGCGGCGGTGGCGGAGGTATTTATACAGGAGGCGGTCCTACAACCGGATCCGAAGGTGGCGGAGGCAATACTGCCGGGCAAGCTGGAACCGCCGGTAGCGCCAATAAAGGCGGCGGCGGTGGTGGTGGCAGCGCCTATAACGGATCTTTTGCGGGCGGTGCAGGTGGGTCCGGGGTAGTTATTTTGCGTTATCCTTCCAATTACACAATAACCATTGGAGCTGGCTTAACAGGAACAGAATCAAGTGCCAGCGGAGGATATAAACGCGCAACATTAACAGCCGGCAGCGGAAATGTGAGCTGGTCATAATGGCTCATTATGCTTTGATAAATGAAAATAATATAGTCACGGATGTAATTACCGGCGTTGATGAAAACACAATACAAACCGATTTAGATGGAACAATTGTCGGCGGTTCAAGTGAAGCTTGGGAAGAATTTTATAGAACTAGACCTTGGTTCAATGCTGTAAGTTGCAAGAGAACTTCATACAATCACAGAATAAGAAAACAATACGCTGGCATCAATTACAAATATGATCCCATTGCTGATGTTTTCATTGCTCCCGCTCCGTTTCCTTCTTGGATATTAGACAATAATTTTGATTGGCAGCCGCCAATCGCACGACCTTCAAATGGAAAATGGGCTTGGGATGAAAATAATGTGGTTTGGGTTCCATCTAAATTATCACAATTGAGTGAAATTGATGCCTAAATTATGCAAAGCCGCAATTCAACTGAGAGAACAACTCGATGACGATTTTCCGAACCGCTCGCGCAAAAGTGATGGTTGGATAGGTGATTCCC